GCCGCACGGTGCTTGGGTGCCACTTCGCCAAACTGCACCGAGGGCGGCAGGCTCGCCAGAAATGCTTTGAACGCAGGCAATAAGGGGCGCGCCCGCTCGCCTTCGCCAAATTCAATCGCGCCGGTTTTATTGCGTCTGGCCTTGCGCCCGCTGGCGAGTTTCATAAAGGCGACCACCGCGCCGCGATGGCGCGGCATGAGTCTGCCTTCGCGGATCAGCCGCTCGGCAAACTCCGCCGCCTCGGTAGCCGTTCCCTCGGCCTCCCCGTTTTCCAGTTGCTCTTCCAGCTTTTCCTTCTCTTCCGACAACTGCGCGATGATCTCGACCTGCTCGGCCACCTGTTGCACCAACTCTTCAACGACATTCTCGGCGGGCGCATCGGGCGGCACTTCAATGTCATCGGGCTGCGCATCTTCCGGCACCTGTTCAACCTGGTCTTCCAGCTTGGCGAGCTTGTCTTCGGGCAACACGTCATCGGCAATTTCGACGCCCTTGTGCTCAATCAGCCAGGCGCGCAATTGCGCAAACAGACCCGTGCCGGACACCTTGCCCTCAAGATCGATGGGTTCTTCAAAGGTCACAATGCCGCTGTGTTCGGCAAAGGCCACCTGCTGCAGCCCTTTGACCGCTGGTACCTGTGCACCCAAAAAGCCCACATGGCGCACGCCCCATCGTCCGGGGTGCGGGTTGTCCGGCGAATCGGGCGTATAAAACGCCACGCTGATTTTCTTGAACGCGCCCTGTTTCACCTTCTCGGCAAAGGCCGCGCTGATCTGGCGCGGAATCGCCCACAGCCCGCGTTTGTCTGCCCTGAGGGCCGCAATCCAGCCGTGTGCGGGCGCATCGGTCTCGGGATGCCCGATCACAATCGGCGCTTCGTGAATCTCCGGGTCATACGCCGCCGCGCACGCGCGCAAATCGGCCTCGGTAAACTTCAGACTGCCGCCCTGCATCGGACGGTGCTTGCCCGGTTTGAAAATGTGCAGGGTTTTCGGGGTTACTTTGAGTGTGGATTGCGGTTTGCGTTTCATCCGGTATCGCCTCAGTGGAATCCCGTGAACGGGAACATGCCGCTACGATGCCAACGTCGAAACCGGAAAACCATTAATCTGGTTTAAAGATTTGCAGGGCAGGGAAATGGGGCATTTCGCGAGCGCCGCGTCCGGCCCGGCGAAGCACGCCGGGCGTTCGGTGACGGCGCGAGCCAGTGGCTCGCAAGCGCCGCCCCCTCACCCCTCATCCCCAACCCTTCTCCCAAGGGGAGAAGGGAGCAAAGGCACAAACAGCGCCGGAAAGGCGTTTATGAACGTTTACAAGGCCCCTGCGGCGGTCAACCGGGACACAGGTGCCACAGGGGGTTAAACGCGGCTTAAAACGCCGCTGTTGCGCCGCGCAGGATTTACTGCTTGCCAAGCGCGACTTTGCGGAGATGCTCCTCGCCCAATTTCAAGATCGCCGCTTCGGCTTCGGGCTGCAAGCGGGCATTGATGAGCGGCAGATACGGGCGCGCCGGAATGCTCGCCTTATGCCCGCGCCCGGCCTGGCCGCCAAACTGGTGAATCGCCGCATGCCGTACTTCCGCGCCGACCCCCACCATCGCCGTGCGCTCGTCCGATGCCGTGACGATGGAGCGCGCCAACGTGCCGGACACCTGAAGTATCTGCCCCGGCCACTTCCGGCGTTGCTCGCGTTGCTTGATGGTGCTCGCCGCCAGTGCGGGCCAGCGCGGACGGCCTCCGGCTTCAAAATTGGCCTCGGTCTGCGTCAGCAGTTCCTGCTTGATGGAGGTCATCAGCGGGGCAAGGGTGCCGGTGAGCTTTTCTACCCGCGAAAGCATCTTGTCCACTGCGCTGGAATCCAGCTTGACTTTGATTAAGGGTTTGTCGGCCATTTTGTTTTTCCTGAAGAGTGCATTTGACATTCTCGCCACGCAGTTCCACACTAGTCCCAGAGCTGATCGTGCTTTCCCTTGCGAAGCGTGTGCTGGGCCCTGAGCATCTCGAATGCCGCATCCCCATCACTCCCCGGTTCAAGCCCGGCTCACGATCCGCTTCAGAGGGCGGTTGTTTCCAATAGGTAACGGTTAGGATTCCGAGCGTCCTGAACGCCTGCATTCCTATTATCCGGTTCGATTCCGGCGCTGCCCTCGATTTCTTTACCTGACTTTTTGATACGTGCCGTCGTTCAGACCATCGGCGATATTCTTTTGCGGCACCTTGAACACCGTTGCGGCATCATCCACTTTCACCGCGCCGGTTTGAACGCGGTTTGAGCGCACGATCAGCTTGGTGGCCGAACCGTTGTCACTGTCCAGCACATACAGAAAATTCCGCTTGTCGGTATCCCACAGCACCATTTTCGGGTTCGCCAGCCGTTGCGGGAGCTTTTGCCATTCGGCGGCGGTCAGCGCATTGCCTGCATTCAGGTGGCGCGCGGCCTTGTCTCCGCTGAGCAGGTTGTGGCGCACATAAATCACGCCACTCTTCAGATTCACGCCCTGTTTGCGCGCAAGCGCCAGTTCCTTTGCCCCCATCACGCCGACACTCATGGTCTCGCTGCCCATTCTGGCTCCCGGTGCCAGCGCACGTTCAACAAACGCCGTCCACGCCTTCAGCCGCACGCCCGATAACAGCACCTCGCGCACGGTATCCAGCGCTTTTGCTTCATTGCGTCCGCCCAGCGCCCGTTGCGCCTTGGCGTACAGCACATCATCCATGATGTGGCTGGCCGCCGGACCGCCATCAAACCCCACATCCGCCCGGAAGGCCGAGGCGCGCTGGCCGTGACGCGCCGCCAGCCGCACCGTGGTCACATCGCGCAGTACCGGCTGCCCGGTGTCCGGGTCGCGGTGGCTGGCGACCTGCACCGTGCCGAGTTTGCCACTGCTCGATTCCACCACCAGCCCGCGCCGCTTCACTTCCGCTTCGGTCAGGGTCACAAACCGGCAGCGGCAGCCGTAGCCATTGGGCGGGCAGATGTGTTGCCACACCGGATCATCCAGTCGAAACACCCGCCCGTGCATCGCCGCGTGGCTGGAACGGGTCGAAGCATCCTGTACCGCGATATACATGGCATAAGGGTGCGAATCCTGTGCTTCCACCGCATCGACATAGCGCCCGGCCATATACGCCGACTGCATATTGGTCTGGTAAATGGTCTTGAGCCGCCTCGGGCTGCCGAGTTGAACCTCTTTCACCTCGCCGGTGTCGATATCGAGGATTTCCTGTTTGCCCCACCAGCCCTTGGCGCGCAGGATGGGTTCGAGGTCTTTCTGATACTCGCGCAGGCTGCGGCCTTTCATACCGTTTTTGAGGTCTTGCAAGATGTCCAGACTGGTCGCCTTGGCGACGGTAAACGCCCGCGCGTGCGCCGCCGCCTCCATTTCATGAAAATCCCAGGTGAACGCAAACCCCTTGCGTTGCAGATACTCCATCGCGCGCTTGGGCTCCATCCGCATCATGACGTGAAGGTCGGCGCGGGTCGGTTTGGGCGCGCTCATGCCCGTTCAACCTGATTCGACAACCGGCCCCACACATCCGCCGCAAAAAACAGCCGCTGCATGGTCTCGATCAGGTCATCCTCGGGCATCTCGGGATACGCTTCGGCCAATAATCCCAATACGTCAGATTCGGACTTGGCCGCGCGCACCGCGTTGATCGCCGGTTGCAACAGCGTTTCCATCTGGGTCTGCAACGCTTCGGGGGCCAGTGCGTCCAGCGCGTCATCCAGTGCCGCCTGATCGGGCGCGCTGTCGCCTTCGGCAAACATCGCCCCCGGAGTGAACCCCGCCGCCGGTTCCGGGCGCTCGCCGAGTTCATCTTCTTCATACCCGAACCTGCGGACGAAATACTCCTTGGTAAACCACGGCCCGCACGGCATCGCCGCCAAAATCGCATCGCGCTCGGCCCGCGCCTTGTCCAGATCCTGCGGCTCCCACATCGAAAAACGCGGCGCGTCATCATCAAAGTTGCGCGCCACCACCCAGCCGATGGCTTCATTGATGATCGATTCCACCAAGCGCCGGTCGGCATCGCGGATGTCCTGCGCCACCAGTAAACCCGCCTGCGCGCTGGCATTGGTGGTGTCAGCTTCCGTGGTCTGATCCTGCCCCAACAAGGCAATCGACACTTCCGAGCGGCACCAGCGCAAGAGTTTGTCGAACACCTCGGCAGATGCGCCCTTGCCGCCCGCTTCCAGTATCTCTACGCTGGCATCATCGGGAATCACCGCCACCGCCGTGGACTGCATGCTTTCCAGACTGAACGCGAGTAAATCGGCTTCTTCCTGCGGCGTGGCCCTTGGATGCTTGCCGATCAAAAACGGACTGCCGTATTTTTCGGTGAATTTCAGCCAGAACTCCATCCCGCCGCGCTTGAAGATCGTCGGCCAGTAACACCGGCTCAGATCCGCCACGCCATAGGGGTTGTCGTAACTGGCATCCTGCCGCGCGACGAGGATGTGTTCGGCAGGCACGGCAATGCCCTCCGGCCCGGCGTCTTTATCCCTGAAGCGCAGCGCGTTGTCATCGTCAAACCCGAACCACTCGGCGGGCTTGCCCTGAATATCCGTCATGACGTGCTGCCCGTCGATCACCGCCCACGTTACTTCCAGCGGCTGGTAGCCGTACAGGGTCGCGTCGAGGATTTCCGAGATGATCCGGTCCAGCTTCCAGCCCGCCAGCATGTCCTCGATAAACCCGACCACGCGGGGATCGGCATTCTCCCGCTCAATCCCGTATTCCAGCGCCTGCACGGCGGCTTTTCTGCGCCGCACGCACCCGCCCACGTGCGCATCGGCACGCAAGTCCCGATAAATCTGAAGGGTCTTGCCCAGCTTGCGCAGGGTCGGGTCGGGATTGGGCAGCCACTGGCCCAATTTGGCGAGATTGCCCGCAATCCGGGCGCGGGTGGCGATGGCGGCTTTTTGCGGAGCCTCCGCAAAACTCACAAAGCGCGTGGGCGACACATAAATTCCGTTCGTCTTGTTCATGCTCAATAGCCTTTCAATAACCCGGCGCTCGCCCGCGCGCCCCGCGTATGCACCCGCACCGGCCCTTTGTTCAATTCCCGGCTGGCATAAAACGCCAACGCCAGGGCAATCGCCGCATCGCCGTGGCGCTTGCCTGCATCGGCCCCTTTCACGCGCACGTCGGGCAGGCGCGGTACGCCCTTGATGACCTGTAGCGCGCGCAAATCCGCCAGCACATCGGCATCGCGGGGCAGCCCGTCCAGTGTGCCGTCTTCCAGTGCGGCCTTCATCGGCGGCAGGTGCTCGCGGTACCAGCCTTCCGAGAGCATGATTTGTTGAATGCGGCTTGGCCCGTAGCGCTGCATGGCCACTTCCGCCAGATACTGCCCGTTGCCGCGCGCATCAAACGCCGCGCCGAGCAAACGCGGCAGCCGGTCCAAGAGGTAAAAGGTGATCTGTTCCTGCTGGCGGAACGGGACATTGCGCAGCTCGATGATGAACGGCACCTTCCGCACCAGATTCTGCATTTGAATCAGCGGCACGTGCACGCTCAAATCCCCGCTGCGCCCGAAATCCTCGCCGTGAAACGACACCGCCGTTTTGGGCAGCTTCGCCAGACACGGCGCGACCGTTTCCTCCAGCCAATCCCGGCACTCCGCCGCGCGAATCTGGTCGGCCAGCAATTCAAACCCGTCTTTGCACGCCCAGCGCAACACCGGGGTCTCCGCCGACATCCGCGATTCCACCAGCGCACGCGAGAGCCACGCCCCGCCCGAGTTGGCAGGCACGCAATCCAGTTCTTCCGCCGCGCCCTCGCCATAAAACGCATAGACATCCGCTGCCCACGCCTTCTGCGCGGCCTTCGACCACGCGATGCCCTGACGGATGCACACGCGCCGATACAAGCCGTCTTTGAGCGCTTCGGCAAAGGTGATGCGGTGCAGGGTGCCTTTCCTGCGCCCCGCGCGAATCTCGCTCACCAGTTCATTGAACGGGTTATCGACCCCGTTATGCGTGGAAATGACGTGGACTTTGCCACCCCAGATCAGCATCGCCAGCGCCGCCTTGAGCAGCTCGCCCAACCGGTCGTGAAACGCCGCCTCGTCAATCACAATCAGCCCCTGGCGACCGCGCAGGTTCGACGGGCGGCTCGACAGTGCCACAATCCGAAACCCCGAATCAGGAAAGCGGATGGTGTAGGTTTTGATGTGTTTATCTGCCTCATCGTCTCCCTCCCAGAACGCTTCCTGCAACTCCGTGGCCGCCTGATTGAACACCCGCGCCCACATCGCGCACGCCTGAATGTACTCAATCGTCATGTCCTGGTTGTAGGCGATGTAATACACGTTCATCCCCCCTGAACTGCCCGCCCGCGCCGCCGTCAGGACGTTGTCCGCCGCCTCCGCCCAGGTCAGCCCGGTGCGGCGGGATTTTTCCACCACCTTCAAAGGAGAGGTGTCGGCGACCCAGCGCTGCTGATAGGGCAGCAAGACCACCGGGGCCGGGGCATCTGCGGGTGCATTCACGCAATGGCTCCCAAGACTTTGAGCATCTCGCGTACCGATTCATCCGACAAGCCGCCCTGACGTGCGATCTTCTCCACATCGACCTTCGCCGCCTCAAGGCGCGCCCGCACCTCGGTCTGAAACCGTTTCAGCGTCACGCTGGCGCGCGTCAATGTGGCGATATTCTTCGCCGCCGCCGAGAGCAATTTGACCCGTTCCTTCGGGTCGATCTCTCCGTCTGCGGCTTCCTGCAAATTGAGAATGGTGTCGAACAGTTCCGTTTGTACCAGCGCGTGCAGGGCTTCGCTTCTGGAATCCTGATCGTCTGCCGCCGCTTCTGAAATCAGCCGCGCCGCCTCGGTACTGGCCTTGATCGCCGCCATCCGCCGCTCGACCTTCTGGCCGTGACGGTGAATTGCCGAGCGCGACAACGCAAACCCGCGCTCGCGCAAGACCGCTTCCAGCTCCGCATAGCCACTGAAATTGCGCTCGGCCAGGGCGGTGTCCAGCCACTGGCGCACCGATGCGGGCAATTTGGACACACTGCTGCGCCGGGCCATGCCGTCAGCTCCAGTACTTTTCAGGGCGGGCAATCCCCGGCTCGCAGGCAATGGTGTACTCGGCAATGTCCATCCCGTAGTGCGTCAGCTTGCCCCACCAGCGCCCGCTCGGCTCCTTGCGCAACTTGACCAGTTTGCGGTCTTCCAGATAATCCAGCGCCCGCCGCACTTCCACCGGCGTCGCATCGGGATAAATCGAGCGCATCGTGCTCTGGATGATCTCCTCGGCCAGGGCTTCCGGGCGCGCATTGTTCAGCGCCAACAACAGATACCAGCGCAGGGATTCGCGGCGCACGCGCTGGCTGTCAATGCTGCTCATGGGGTGCTCCTCGGGGGATGTTGCAGGTGAAAATTCTCAAACCGGAGCGCCAGCGCATCGAGCTTGGCTTCAATGACCGTCTGGTTCCTCACGTAATCCTCGCGGCGCACGTAGTGCAGCGGCAAATCGGCCTTGAGCTGCAAAAACTCGCGTTCAAACGTGCGCTCCACCTCCCGCGCCCGCTGCACCTCACGCTCCATCGCGGCAAACCGCTGCTCAAGCCGCTTGTCAATCTGCGCCAGCAAGACCTTGCCAAAGCCCACCAACAGGCCCAACACCGTCAGCGCCAGCGAAATCAATTGCCACAGTTCAATCATCATTCGAGGCTCCCTCCACCGGCACGGATGGCGGCATATCCGGCCTCACAGGCCAATCCCGCGACTCGCCTGCGGTCAGCCTCTGCCGCGTAGCCTTGCGCCATCTCGTCAAGGTCT